AAGACTGGGCAGATGAACTTTATTCGATTTAATTTTGCAATTTGCCAAAAATCAATTATATTTGCCACATGACAAACAGAGAAGCACTTAACGAAATTTTTAAATTAGACAATGGGACTTTAGCAGATAAACTAAAGTCCCCTTATAATACCATAGCATCTTGGAGATTTAAACATCACAGAGGCGACCTTTCGCTGGAGAAGGAAATTGAACTAATCAGCAAAATGAACTATCAATTACAAAATACAATAAAATGGAAAAAAATAGCAAAGTAACACAAATTATCGGAAACGGTACATGGAATAGTCCCCAATACGGGCTCTTCTACAAATTTGAAATCCACATGGAAAATGGGGACATGGGCGAGTACATGAGCAAGACTCAAGAACAATCTAAATTCATTGCCAACAAAGAATGCACTTACAACATTGAGGGCAAAGATTACAACGGCACAACATTCTATCGCATCAAGCCCGTAGAAATGGCAAAGACATCATTCCAATCTAAACCAGCAGACCCCGAGAGAGAACTCAGGATAGCACGAATGAGCGTATTGAAGGCATCAACGGATTTGGTTATTAATGGCATCATCAAACTTGAGGAGATTGTAAAATATTCCAAATTTTTTGAGGACTATGTAATGAACGGAAATGATTCAGTAAATACCACTCCACCTAAACAAGAATTGCCATTCTGATGGATACTAAAATAACAACCGAAAAAATCGTTGACACATTGATGGAAATGGTAATGGCAACGGAAAATGGGGACTTAAATCCAATAGACCTAAAAATTGCGATTAAGACACTTTCTGACACCTTGGAAGGCATGGATAAGCAAATCAAATCACAATTGCTTAGCGAGGCTTTAAAATACAATAAGCAAGACTATAATGGCTACCATATTGATGTAATAGATGGAGGAGGGAGATATTCATATGACCATATTCCTGATTGGGTAACTAAGAATGCGGAACTCAAAACTATCGAACTGCAATCTCAACAATCGTATAAAAACAATAACATGATTATGATGACTGAGGATGGGGAAGTTATTCCAGCAGCTAAATTTAATCCAACTGCAACATACATGAAGATGACAAAATCTAAAAGTTAGGGGAGAAATCCCCTATTTTTTTTATATTTGACTATGGAAGATTCAAAACCAAATTACTTTATACTATTCCCATCATACCTCATGGAAACATTAACATCTACTGAATGCATTATGATGGGACTATTGATTAGTTTAGCTAAAAAGGATGGATACGCTTATCCAAGTAATAAGATGCTGGAGGAGTTCTTTAAATGCTCAACTGATACTATTGGGAGAATGTTATTGAAATTAGAAAAACAAAATTATATAACAAGGGAAATTATCAGGGGAGATAATAACGAAATTATATCACGAAAGATATACCCCCTATCCGCACTCATGCATACACCTATCCGCAAAAATGAGGATACCCTATCCGCAGATTTGCCTAAACCCCTATCCGCAGATTTGCGGATACCCTATCCGCAAACTTGCGGACATATAGATATATTAGATATAAATAAAATAGATATAAATAAAGTAGATAATATATTTGATGCTCTGTGGGAATTTTATGGAAAGCGTGGAAATAAGAAAACAAGCCTTGTAGCATTGAAGCAACTAAAAAAAGATGACTTAAAAACCTTAATGATGCATCTACCAAAATATATACAAAATCATAAGGACTTTTCTAAAATGGAATTTCTACCTCATTTTACAACTTATATTCGACAAAGAAGATTCGAGGATGAACTTCCATATCTAAACTCTAAACAAGATTTAACAACAACATTAATAAATTGGGACTAATGTATATTCAAGAAGCAGACAACCAAATTATCGGGAACGAAATTCAGAGACTATGTGTAATGGCTGATATCCAACAACCAGAATTACCAAAGCATACCGTAGAATTCTTTAGGGATACATTTAAGGTATATCCTATTGAGATTGTAGAAAAAGCCTTTAATACATTTTTAGCTGGGAAACTCGATTTAAGAAAGCCACCAAAGATTAATAGTTTTTTTCTTTCTAAAATCATGCGAAGCTACATAGCGGTTAATGGGCATAATATAGAAACCAAAAAACCAAAGATGTTATTTGCCAAAAGCAAAGAATTAACGAATGAGGAATTGATGGAACAAAAAGCTAAAGTTTACAATATTACATATCAGGATTATATTGATACAAAGGATGGTTCAATTAAGCTATACCCAAAACTAATGGAGATACAAGGTAAATGGAAATTTGATAGAGACGGATACCCAATACAAGATTTTCATATCAGGGATGCCACTCAATGGCTTGAAAAGTATACCAAGATGCGAGACATGAAGATTAATGATACGATGTCAGCAAATGCCTTTATAATGCCAAACATAGACATGAATCATTTTACCATAGCATATGTGCATTTCAATAGAAGGGAACTAAAAATGGAAGACCCATGGATGTAAATATTTTTATTTTGCAAATATGGAAATTAAGTTTATATTTGCTAAACGATTAAAAAAATGGAAAAATACTACGCAAAAAATTGGACTAATCAGGAAACTTATGACATAGCTTATAAGATTGCCACCAATGAAGACTACCGCCACAAGTTTCAGAAAATGATTCTGCAACTTAACTACCATCATGGACCAGTACTCGAATGGGTTACTGATTTTATCAAAGCTAAATTGTTCCCAATAGGGGAAATAGACTACAACCAATTAACGAAATATTTTTTGGATGATGCATCAGCCTATTGGAAATACGCATCACTTGGATTTCCAGCTATGGAGGTGGACTATGAATAAGACACTACAAGGATATGTACTTAACGCATTGATTAAGCACCCCAAATTACGAGATTCAGATACTCAGCTAAGTGCCTACATATGGCTACAATATGAGAATACTGATTGCATGGCAATTACTGCAAGTACATTACTTAATCTGATAGATGACAAGCAGATTTCATCAATAGATACAATCTCAAGAGTTCGCAGAAAGATACAATCTGAATTTCCAGCGACAAGAGGGAACATCTACGAAAAGAGGCATCAGCACCAAGAGCAAGTTAAGGAGGACTTAGGCTATGGAAAATTTTAACCCATGGATAGAAAAGAACGAATGGTATTCAATATGGAACGAATGGTATAACGAAACCATCTATGGCAGAGCAACTGCTCAATACCAAGGAGAAATTTATTTAAAAACGAATACAAGATTAATTAAGAAATACCCATTGCATATGTGTACACGAATTACCAATCCTCAGGAAATTAAAAAGCTAAACGAAAGCGTTGGAATCTATGAGAAACATTGAGAGTAAATTACAAATGGGATGCGTAAAATGGTTTAGATATGCGTATCCCAAATATAATTTAAACTTATTCTCAGTTCCCAATGGCGGATATAGAACTAAGACAACGGCAGTAACAATGCAACGGGAGGGAGTAATATCAGGAGTCAGCGATTTATTGTTACTTTTGCCCAGCAAGGGATATTCAGGACTATGTCTTGAAATAAAAATAAAGCCCAATAAACAAAGCCTAAACCAAAAAAATTGGGAAGAACATATTATTAAATTTGGTTACAAATATCAATTAATTTACACTTTAGAAGAATTCCAAAATGAAATTACAAGATACATTACACTCGCAACTTAGTGCTGATTTTATTGACTATTGCAATGTCCGAGGAATCGACATAAAAGAATGGTTCAAATGGAAAAAATACTTAGCAAAAGAACAAAAGAAAATACATGACAAGCTATTGAAATGTTAACTTTAGAACGAATTGCATCAAGACATAAAGAATGGATTAAAATAGCCATCTATGTAGGGGCAAACCCTAATAATGTCAATGATGCAGTTCAAGATATGTATTTAAAATTAGCAGAGATACAAGAGAAGGAAGGTAACTTGGAACGCATTACTAATTTAGCTGGAGATGTTAATACGGTATACATATTCAAGCTATTGACAAATGAATCCATTAAGACACATAAGAAGGATTCTAAGACCATAGAACTGCCAAACGATATAGATATATCAGATAGTAACAATAATGTGCCTGAGGAAGCCTATCAATATTTAATTGCAGTAATAAGCCAATCCATAAATGAGATGCATTCTTACGAAAAGATGCTAATGGAACTTCACTTCGATTACGGGATGTCGATGAGAAAAATAGAACAAAATACGGGTATCCCAACCCATTCAATATTTCATACGTTAAAAAATGCAAAACAAAAAATCAAAAGCCAAGCAAGTGAGAGATACAATGAGTATCGCAACGAAAGAAACGACAACCAAACCAATAACGGGAGTGGGAGATGTGATAGCATCAGCAACGAAGAAACTTGGGATTGACAAGGTAGCTAAATGGATAGCTGGAGAAGATTGTGGATGCGAGGAACGGGCAGCTAAATTAAACAAGGCATTTCCATTAGTTCAACCATTATGTCTTAATGAGGATGAGCACCGATTCCTGACAACATTCTTTGCAACTTATACCAATGTGTTGGATGGCAAAGATGCCAATCAACTTGCACATATATGGTCAAGGGTATTTAAGTCAAGAAAACTTTATAAGCCATGCTCATGCACTCCTAAATTATGGTTAGCATTAATCGAAGACCTAAGAAAAATATATGCAAATTATGGAGAAGTATAATGGAATAATTGCGTATCTTAGTGGAACTAAAATCTTTAGGATTTATCACGAAGGTCAGATATTAGTAGAATTCAAATCAGTAATGGCTGGAATTGAATATTGTAATTACATAAATAAACATGGGACAACCGATATTTTTAGCAAGTCAAATTGAATCCATCGGAACACGAGCCGATAGAACTTTAAAGGTAGTATTCTCTACTCAAGAACTATCTCCACAAGATGCTGGGAGACTATTCTCGTTGAATCAGAAGATGGCATACATTGGCATTAAGGAGGAAGCATTCAGTAATAGCGATTTAGATATTGTTAATCAATTACAAGCAGCACCAAATGATGTCAAGCAGAAGACTCCAAGCCATAGACTAAGAGCCATACTTTATGTGTATTGGAATGAAGATAACGCTGGTTATCCTGACTTTGATTCGTTTTATACGCATACAATGGAGATGATAATCCAGCATTTCAAATCCAAACTTGATGTTTTAAAAATTGGATAACATAATTTAATATTGTATATTTGAAAATGGAAATAAACGAAGAGCAGTTAATCGCAGAGGAACGAGCAAGAAAGTTCATTGCAAAACATAATTGGAAATTTGCCAAAACAATGCCATGGGTTCCTCATTTTTATGTAGTCAAAGACTATTTATCCGAAGCCGATAAACAAGAATTTAAATGGTTTATAAGCCAACTCCCAACATATGGTAAAATGATGGCATGGGGAAAAAAGAAACCTAAACCATATTGGTTTATCGATGAGTGGAAATATTGGACAATGGCTGAAGATTCAATAGAGGTAGAGAATATCTTAAATAGGGCAGAACATCATGTATAAAGATATACCAATAGCTATTCAATGTGTTCCCAAACGCAAGGAGCAAGTAGATAGAATAATTGCAGAACTTACTGAAATGGGATTTACTAATGTCATTCCATTTTATGATAAAAACTATGAGGGAATGATGTTTAATTTTAAGAGAATACTTGAATATGACTACGGAAACTCATCTCATATGTTACTTATACAAGATGACATAATTTTTGCTGATAATTTTAAAGACCATTTAAGTAATCTTATTAAACTAAATCATCATTGTGTTAGTTTATTTGCACCTCCACGAAAGGCATATATAGAGCAACTCGAATTAGGAACAAGGCTTTATGTAGAAAAGAATTTCTTATGGAATCCAGCAGTATTATACAGAAACGATTTCAGGCTGGGATTAATTAAATACGACTACAATGAAAATCAGCTAAAGGAAATTGCCAACAAGCATATCGATGTAATGATGGCTATATATGCCAAAGCTACTAAGCAATATGTATTAGTTACAATCCCAAGCATAGTCCAGCATGATTTATCCATACCAAGTACATTGGGAACTGCTCCAAAAATTGGTAGCATTAGAAGAGAGTCATCAATATTTCATAATGTTTCAAAAGATTATTTTGCCCAATGATTACAACATATAATAAAAACATATTAGATTGGAATGAATTTCCCCAGCACGATATCGTATGGACTGACCCGCCATGGGAAGAACGAATGACAAAATGGTTTAGAACTAAAATGAAGAAAGATACTGGCAAAGATGTTATATTTGATTTCAATAGTATCATAAATAAATTAGCTGATTTATGTAGTATAGACAAGCCACTTTATATCGAGTACGATATTAAATATTACCACAAAATTATAAGTTTATTTGAATCAAAGGGACATAGATTTGTTTCAAAAACTACTCATATGCAAGTTACTAAATATCCATTTGTGATTCTTACATTCAATACTCAAATAAAACCATCAGAAGGAGGAACTGGAAATGATGCAATTGTAAATACATTAAATAAATATCCTGATACAAAAATAATATTTGACCCATTCGCTGGAATTGGTTCAACTGCTAAGGATGTACAAAGAACAAAGCATATTTACATAGGTTCTGAAATAAATACAATGCGTTTTAATAAATTAAAAACAATAGTAATTGAAAGGGCACACTAAAATATACATGAATTATTTTAGCTACGATGTATCAGATTTCATTGGATGCGAAATGTGTGGAACTAAAGCAGTAGATATCCATCACATAGAAGCAAGAGGTATGGGAGGAACTAAGAAGAATGACACGATAGAAAACCTTATGGCACTATGCAGAAGATGCCACTTAGAATACGGGGATAAATCTCAATACATGGAGATATTAAAATCAAAGCACTTAACAAACTTGACACAATAAAAAAAGATGGAAGAGGATGAATACGACAATTGGTATCCTGACAACGATATATTATGAAACTATATAGCAAGGTAAATGTATTGGATGCTGGATTAAATAGGATGAGATACTTATTTGATGAGTTTGAAAACATTATAGTTAACATCTCAGGAGGTAAGGATTCAACTATTGTATTTGAGTTAGCCATGCAAGTAGCAACTGAAAGGAATAGACTCCCATTAAATGTTTTATTTTTAGACCAAGAGGCTGAATGGGATAATACAATAAACTATGTTACTCGAATAGCAGAAAGAGAAGATGTAAATATGTTATGGTTTCAAATACCAATTAAAATTGAGAATGCAACAAGCCAATATGAGGGGTATGTAAACTGCTGGGGAGAGGGAGAAGATTGGTTAAGGCAAAAGAATCCATTAGCGATACATTCTGTGCCATTTAAGACTGATATATTCTATGACTTCTTTCCTGATTTCATGAAATACTATTATCCAAACCAAAAGGCTTGTCATATTGCTGGAGTTAGAGCAGAGGAAAGCCCATCTCGTTTATTGGGATTAACCAATGCTGCAACTTACAAATGGATTACATGGGGCAAAAGTCTAAATCAAACTGCCGAGCATTATAATTTTTACCCAATATACGATTGGTCATATACTGATGTTTGGAAATATATCCATGATAACAAGATTGAGTACAACAAGATTTATGACTATCAGTATCAGCATGGGATAACCGTAAATAAAATGCGTATATCTAACTTGCATCATGAGACTGCTATCCATCAATTGTTTTACATGGCTGAAATAGAGCCTGAGAATTACAATAGGTTATGCCAAAGAATAAAAGGAATAGATAGTGCCGTTAAGGCTGGGACTGATAATTTCTTTTTAAAGGATTTACCATTTATGTTTGCGGATTGGAAAGAGTATCGAGATTACTTATTAGAAAACCTAATACAAAATGACAATGACCGGGATGAGTTCAGAAAGGCTTTTCAGCAACAAGAGAAGTTATACGAAAAGGATTTAGGCAAGAAGATGTTTAAGGTGCATTGCCAAACACTTGTAGCCAATGATACATGGCATACAAAATTAAGTAACTTTGATAGGAGTAAGGAATGCTATGAAGTAAGAAAGAAATTGAAAAAATGAATATGTTTGACGCAATAAAAAAAGAATTTGACAATGCTTGTTACAAGGAGGGCTTTGTTTATGAATTACGGGAATGGATACATAAAGAATTGAGTCCATTAAATTCTCAGCCAATTGACTTTGTAAGATGGGTTCCCATTGGCGAAGTTCAAGCCAATGACTATAATCCAAATTCGGTAGCCAAAAATGAAATGAGGTTACTCTATACAAGCATCCTTCATGATGGATTTACTCAGCCAATAGTAACCATATACGATGAAGTATTAGAGAAATATATTATAGTAGATGGATTCCATCGATACTTTACAACTAAAACTAATCAGGATATACTTGATAGAAACAATGGTATGATACCAATTGTAGTTATAAAGAAAGATATCAATGATAGAATGGCAAGTACCGTTAGGCATAATAGAGCAAGGGGAAAACATTCAGTATCAGGAATGAGCAGCATGGTATTTGCTATGCTGGATAATGGGTGGCTTGATAATGACATTTGCAATGAGTTAGGAATGGAAGCAGATGAACTATTGAGGTTAAAGCATATAACTGGATTCAGCAAGTTATTTGAGAATGCAGAATACAAGAAATCATGGGAAACACATAAACAAGTAAAAATAAGGCAAGAGTATGAAAAAAAATAATATAGAAGAAATTGACCTAATGAGGATTAAACCTTATTGGAGGAATCCACGAGATAATAGTAAAACTATCGAAGCACTTAAGAAATCAATTACCAAATATGGATTCAATGTTCCATTGGTAGTAGATAAGAATTATGTTTTAATAACTGGTCATGCTCGGTACAAAGCATTATTGCAATTGAAATTTAAGAAAGTAACTTGCATCATTACCGATATGAATGAGCAAGATGCAAAGGAGTATCGAATAGCAGATAATAAACTATCCGAGTTTGCAGAATGGGACAACGATTTGCTTGAACAAGAATTGCGTGAAATTAAAGGCATAGATGGTATGCAAGACTTTTTCCCTGATATGGATTTAGAAACATTCTTTAGTCAATCAGGAGGGCAGAAAATAACCCCTATCGATGGGATAGAGATACATAAGCAAGAAGACAAATTAAATAGTGCTTATGATGGTGCTGGAAATAACGATAGAACGATTGTAGAAATCCCATGTCCTCATTGTGGGGCACCAATATATCTTGACCGAAAAGAATTAGAAGATAAACTAAATGGAGAAGACTGATAAAAAGAAAGCCATGATGTTGGAGCATCTTGAAAAAAGTTTAGGGATAGCGTCAGTATCATGTAAAGCGGTAGGCATTAGCAGAACAATTCATTATGATTGGTTAAAGACCGATGCTGAATACAAGAAGGCAGTAGATGAATTACTTGAAGTGTCATTAGATATGGCAGAAACAAGCCTACTTAATCAAATCAGGGATAAGAATACCTCAGCTACAATATTCTATCTTAAAACCAAAGGAAGAAATCGTGGCTATATTGAACGACACGAAATATCAGGAATTGATAATGAACCAATCATTGTCAAAATAGTAGATGGAACTTCAAACTAATATAGTATTTAAGCATCTAAATAATTCTACCAAAAGGATTATAGTCGAGCAAGGAGGAACTCGTTCAGGTAAAACATATAATATTATAGTTTGGATACTCCTTTCGTATATAGCCAATAATACTGGAAAGATAATTACAATATGCCGTAAAACATATCCAGCATTACGAGCAAGTGCTATGAGGGATTTCATGGATATTGCCCAGCAGATAGGATGGTATAGTGAGGACTCCCATAATAAGACTAATGCTGAGATAAATATTAGAGGTAACTTAATTGAGTTTATCGGGATGGACCAGCCACAAAAGATTCGTGGAAGGAAAAGGGATTTACTATTTTGTAATGAAGCCAATGAGTTAACACTTGAAGATTGGAGACAATTAATTCTAAGGACTAATGATAGGATTATAGTTGATTACAATCCATCTGAGGAGTTCCATTGGATTTACGACCACATATTACCAAGGGATGATTGTGATTTCTTCGTTACAACATATCGTAACAATCCATTCCTTGACAAGAATGTAATAGATGAAATTGAACGATTAAAAGAAGTAGATGAAAACTATTGGAGAGTATATGGACTTGGAGAGAGAGGACAATCGAGAAGCCTTGTATTTAGCCATTCATCAGTTGACTCAATTCCTGAAGGGGCTACTCTCAAATCGTATGGCATGGACTTTGGATTTACGAATGACCCTACATCATTAATTGCCATGTACCACAAAGGAGATACAATATACTTCGATGAGTTGATTTATAAAACTGGCATGACTAATCAGGATATTGCAAATACTTTAAAGTCATTAGAGATTGATAAGAGGGACATCGTATGGGCAGATAGCGGTGAGCCTAAGAGTATTGAAGAAATTCATCGTATGGGCTTTAATATACGCCCAGTCATAAAAGGAGGAGACTCAATTAATATGGGCATAGATATAATGCGTAGATATAAATTGGTAATAACAAGCCGAAGCATTAACTTAATCAAGGAGTTTAGAAATTACAAATACATCGAGGACAAGAATGGCAAAGTATTGAATAAACCAATAGATGCCTTTAACCATGGAATCGATGCATCAAGATATGCTTGTATGATGACCTTTAGCAGACCGAATGTGGGGCATTATGCAGTAAGATAGTTCTTTTTTATCTAATCGTGTACAACCCTATTGCTGCGAAGTAGATAGGGTTTTTTATTTATTTTTAAATTTATTTTTATTTTATATTGCAAATATGAAATATAGTGTTATCTTTGCATATACAATTAGATATAAAAATGAAATCAAAAGAACTATTAAAATTATTGGCTACAACCAGCAAGATTATTAAAGGATTTGTACTTATTAATGCACAAATAAAATTTGGCAATTATCAGACAATTGACAAAATAGATTTTATGGAATTGGTAAAAAGATTTTCTGAAGATTTTATTTTTGACATTACAATATCGGATACAACAATTTACATAGGATAAAAATGAAACAACAATTAAGCAGAAACGAAATTTTAGAAAACTTTGGATTATTCTTTAAGGAATCAAACCAAACAATTGATGATGCCACAATCAATATGATTGATTTAGAGGCTATGGATGACAATCAACTATTAACTATTTACAAAGCATTTGAACTATGATGTACTCAAGAGCATGGGGAAGCACCTCAATTGGATACCGACTATCATCTGACGGGATTACTGCTGGATTGGATATACGAAAGATAAAACGCAAGAACGGCAGAATTATAGATACTCCATGGATAACCATTTCAACAGAACCATTGGATGACATCATTGGAATGCCTACTATTTTAAATGTTGATATTCCAGCACATTGCTGGGCTGACCTAATTACTGAAATTAAAAAACAAAATGGTATATAACGAAAATGCTCCTTTCTGTAAAGGATGCGAAACGCAAAATGAAGATGTCGAAATGCGACATGATGCTTATGGCTACGCAACTGGAAACTACTGCGAAGAATGTTTTGAGAATAACTATCCTTACCGAAGAGATAGGTATTATAATTATTTAGATGCTGGGGAATATCTTACTGATGACTATTAATGAAAACATATAAAATAATCAACCGAGAAACTGGAGAGGTAATATGCTCTGAATTAGATTTAGACATGGCAGAGTTTATGCTCCATGACTACGAGAAACAAGATATCCATGATGGAACATTTATAAAGGACTTCTACCAAATAATTGAAGAATAACAATGGACAAATTTA